GCTATGTGGCCGGTTCCCCAATCATCAATCGTATCAAACAACAATCTAAACAAATCTGAAAAGTCTGATACTTTTGAGTCTGCTAATAATTGTCTGATATTCTGAAATGAATTTTTCTTGTCCTGCGTTTTCAGTATGTCTAATACTTGTAGTTTATAATCATTTTGAGTCATCGTATTTTCATCAATTACCAATTGATTATTTACCACTTGTCGTTGAGCACCATTGATTACTCGTCTGATATCAGGATAACCACCATTTACAATGGTAGCAATATTCTTAATATCATAACTAATACTTTCATTATCCAATATATTTGCCAGATGTTGCGCTACTTCTTTTCTGTCTGGTGGTATAATCTGAAATGATTGGCAACGACTTTGTATTGGGTCAATGATTCTTTCTACATAATTACAAGTCAATATAAAACGACAATTCTTAGAGAAAGTTTCCATAAGATTACGAAGTGCTGCTTGAGCGTTTGGTGTAATGTAATCACACTCGTCCAAGATAATCACTTTCATATCTTTGAAACCTAATGTTGATGCGAAGTTCTTGACTTTCTCACGAACCACATCTACTGAATTCTCATCAGATGCGTTTATATATAGATAATCACAATCTATATTATTGACAATGAGTTTTGCTAATGTAGTTTTACCTGTTCCTGCTCTACCGAATAACAATAGATGTGGAACATCTCCACTTTCCAAGTAGACTGACACCTTACTTTTTAAATGGTCATTACCAATGTAAGTTTGTAAGGTGTTCGGTCTATACTTTTCGACCCAAAGTGAGTGTTTTAATGATTCCATTAATTAACTGCCTGTGTTGACACCAAGAAATATTCTGAATCATAGTTATCGACTGAGAATTTAATTCTTGATAATCCGGCTGAACTCACTTCTAATGTTGCTTTTTCACAATCTTTATTTGCATTTAAGATTGATGCGAACATATTTGCATTGAAACTGATTGGTTCAATGTCTGTTTGTTTTGTAGTTTCTACTGGAATCGTTACACGATTAGATGCTATTGAAGCATAACCAATGACGATTTTAGTTTCACCATTTTCAGTCAAGATAGTAAATGTTTCTGCTTCTGATAAAGCACCTTTACCACTAATAAATGTGTTAACGAAATACGGGTCTACCTTAATACCTAACTCAAATGAATCTGGTAGATTCTTAAGTTCTGGTGGTGTAGGGATAACCGATAAATCACTCAACATATATTTTGACTTGGTTTTTCTTTTTGTGTCTTCAAACTCCATTGAAATAAATTTATCGCCTGAGTTTGATAAACTGACTTCAATGTCATCACCTAATACTGATAACAATGAAGATAGTTGTCCTGTATTGTATACACCTAATTCACAAGGCGATAGATGACTAAAGCTATTTAATTCAACTTTACCCACAACTGATTTATCACCTGAGATGAATCTTGTTGATAATGAGTTTCCGTCTGAAGTCCATTTTGTTGATTTAATTTCTCCACCCAATGTATATTTTGTGATGAAGTTTGTTAATTGACTTTTGTTCATAACCTATTATTCTCCTAATATTACTTTTCAATTATAAATATCATTTGCTAATCTGAAAATCAAAAAAACTTTTCCATTGATTTGATTTTTTTATTTTCTACCTCAATAGTTTCTATTGGTGGTATAAATTCTTCTTTGTTCTTTGGGTATGCTTTACAATCGTGTTTCAATTGTTTTTTCATCTTTTTGTTTTCTCTTGATGAACCCAAAAAATATAAGTACCTATGTTTAGGCGCTTCTCTTTTTCTATAAAATGTGTGTCCTATTTCATTTTTCAAGTGTTCT